ACTTCGGGCGGTAATGCTGATAATTTTCCGGCAGCAACATCAATCAGGCCTATAAGAATTTGTTGTAGTTCAGGGCGTGTTTTTGTTTTTTCAATTACGGCCTGTTGTGTAGCACCAATCAATTCTTCACGATTGAATTGACGACCAGCAAGTCCTAGAGTAGTTGGTGTGAATTCTTTGATACTCACACTAACACCAGATTCTTTACCTTCGGCATCGGTTTTTCCTGATCCGGCGACTACCACGCTGTAAATCACATTACCGGCATTATAACTAAGAATATTGCTTCTGTATTTTGTACTGATAGCTGCCTGTTTAGGCTCTAAGGGCAAATTGTCTATACCGGCACGTCGAAAATAATCAACAACAGTCTGCCGATCGGATCCAAATACACGGATAAATGGAACTTCTTTGATGTTGGGCTTGGTCTGTACTTCAAATCTAATATCGGGCATGTCTTTTTGTAAAACCGAGGCCAGTTTTGCTATTTCTTGGCGTGTAGCAAATCGTGCATCTGGTTCAGGAGCCAAAGCTGTTTCAAATAGATTAACCAATTTAGTAAAATTCATAATATTGTTATTTATCATAAATCATCTCTGGTCAGTATGTCCATGACTAGTTTTTCTTTTAATCGTCGTAGCTTAGGTTCAAGTTGATAGCAGGCTTCGGCTATTTGGTTTTCTGTACCCCAGCCCAACTGTGTGTTCAAGTGATAGGCCCATTTAGCACAGCTATCTTTTTCCAACTGCACATCAACCGCATTGTGACGTGGTTTAGCACCACAACAAAGATTAAACTCTTCAAGTAGATCTTGTGCCATTTGTCTAAAATCTGTCATGATACTGTGATATCTTCCATTCCTGCGGTACGCAATCTAACCACGTGACCTAGCATGAAGTTTTTACTTTCAATACCTTTCATGACCCCTAGCCATTTGTTACGTAGCAAGGCCACTTCATTGATAATAGTTTCCATGTCAATTACTTCGTCTTCGGCTTCAGCATACTTTTCAGCATCACGGCTGGTCAAGGCTCTGTTATAGGCTTCTAGGTATTTTTTATAGTGACGTTGCCTTATCTTTCTAAGCTGGATGTTGAGATGTTCTAGCACAGCTTCTATTTCCTGTAGTTGATTAAATCTGTGTTCAGTTTCGCCAGGCAAGTTACTCAGTTCTTTTTCAACCTTGCCACGTATCTTGATATCAGCTTTGGCTGCACCTAGTTCTCGCTCATAGTAATCTATAAAAGCAGGAATTTCGCCAAGGTCAGTAACTACTCGATTATACCACATTTAGGTTACCACTCGTCAATGTCGCCTTCGTTGTCATTATCGTCGTCGGCAGAATATTCTTTAAGAGCACGTTTTAGTGCGCTGTCAGTGGCGCCAAACTCTCGCAACTCTTGATCACCTAGCATATCAACCATAACACTCATTAGGTTATCGGCTGCTTCTTGACGATCCTTGCTAGGGACATACTGTTTCATTATAGTGTATAATTCACTTAATACTTCTACGTCTATTGTCATTCTGCTGTTTCCTCTTCTGTTGCTGTTATCGGAGTTGTATCTTTATGTGGGTTAGCAGTAAAGTCTGCCATAACACTGTCTAGACTACCATCTTCGTTACGTTCCCAGGCCTTGCGGAACTGTTTGATCACAGTACCGTCTGTTAGTGTGTATTTAAGGCTGTTACCTTCTTTGCCTAATAGGCCTTTGCCTTCAAATAAATCAACTAAGCCAGAATAGGGATTCATCCCAGACTCATAAGGAATCTTAACCTGCACTGACTCAAAAGGTTTAGCGTAACGTGTTTTCATAATCTTACAAGCGGCACGAATACCTTTGACTTCCGAAATCTTATTACCGTCCTCGTCTTCTTTTAATTTGAGTTTACGCATAGCCACAACAATCGAACTGGCATAGATAAAACCTTGTCCTCCTGAGATCTTATCGTCTGGATCAAACATATCCTGTGACGCATAGGTATGATTAGTGGCTACCAACCCGATGTTTAAAGAGCCGAACATGTTTACGCAGTTACGAACCAGGGCAGTCAAGGCCTTGGGCTTACGACCCATATCACCTTTAAGATCGCCTGCTTCAAACTGATTTACATCAGTTGGTGTTAATAGCATACCCAAACTGTCCAGCACAATTAAAACCTTGGGACGTTGATCCTCGGGTAGTTCTTTATAGCTTTTTACAAACTCTGTGATCATTTTGGCCACATCATCAATCATGGCCATGTTGAGTTTAAGTAACTTGTCTTCAGATGTGTCTACCCCTAGAGCGTGTAACCAGGCTTCATCTAGGGCATTTTCTGTATCAATTAGGATCACATAGATACCTTGTTCTTGTGCATTCTTAACCAGGTTACCTGAACAGATAAAACTTTTACCAGCACCCGATTCGCCAGCAAATACTGTGACCTTGCCCATGGGGATTCCTTTGTGGAAGTCGCCCGAAATAAGATAATTAAGTGCGTAATTGTTGGTACTGATCCAGTCTGTGGGATCATTAAATCCTACACTGATACCATCAATACTCTTGGTAATGCTTTTTCTAAATTTGCTTACATCAAACGGTTTTGTGATTGCCATGATTATTTCCTTGATTAATTTTTAATACTATAACACTATTTTTGAAAAACGTCAACTGCAACATTTCGTTTTATCAACTCCATGAAGTCTTCTTGGTTCTCTGCTTTTGGGGCACAGAATCCGCATAAACATCTATCTTTTTTACATATAATAACAGGCATAGTTTTTGTTTCAAGTTGATCTTTCAACGTACTTATAATTTTTTTTGGATCGTTAATATTTCCCAGTGGTTCTACCCGTCCGGTTGTACTCATACGACAATCTTTATTAGTAAACACCGCGCCATCAAGTTGCCGTACAAATAAAAAGAACCAATTTACACTACACGACCAACCCTCAAACCCTTGTCGATGCACAAACCCAACATTGCTTTTTAAATCGCCATTTAGGCTAAGTCTACGACCACCACAGCATTGTCGACCTTCGCTTATGCTATTAACTTTATCAACAAATTTTATCGGTTGTTTGATTATTTGGGCAAATTGTTTGGGGCTATATGACCACTGGTTGCCGACATTGTCCAATGGTTTGGCCAAATATCTTATGTCATGTAGTTTACAGAATTCAATAACCAATTCTGCATCAGCGAACATTGCAGGATTGTTATGCATCATTATGATTGCTTTGAATCTTTTACCTTGCTCCTTAAGATACAGTATGTTATCCAGGTACTGTTGCTTTTGTTTAGGTAAGTTTTCTGCATGATAGCTTACTGTGAATTCATCTACTAACGGAACTACTTCTTCCCAACGAGTTTTACCAACCACAGCATTAGTAGTACAAGTAACTGTTAAATACCAACGATTTTTATACTGCTCGTACTTACTGCGACACGCCTCTAGTATTTTCACAATATCAGGATGAAATAAACTCTCGCCTCCATAGACGTTTAATATTACTTTACGCTGAGTTGGCTTTTTACACAGCATATATTGATCTACATACTCATACATAAAATCAATTGACTGTAAACAGTCCGCCAATGGTGGATGCTTGGTTGTGTTATCGTGACCGCCATTGATACCAACTGTACAATAGCTACAATCTAAATTACACAACTTGGTCAATTCCCAATCAAGCAAAAAGCTAGGTACATTAACAGGATCTAAAGCAAAACCAATAGAGTTAACGGTATCCATATAACTCCTGAAAGATTTTACTACTGTCTAATCCTCTGCGTTGATCTATAATGCCAATTTGAGCAAACGAGTTTGCTAGGTTTTTTATCATTGGCTGTTTAATATAGTTAAGCATATTCACATAACTATTTTCTAATAGGAATCCTGGTTTAGCATTGATACGATTTTCAAGCTCGGCGCTAACTGTATCTAATACTGCGTCTGGCAAGTGCCTGATATTTAGATATTCGGGAGTCAACAAAGGTCCAATAATAAAACTATTATTATGGAAACCTTGTACTTTTAAAAAGTCAACACAGTTAAATACTGATTTATAGTTTAATAAAAAGTGCAACATGTTAAAACTTATTTTATGGTCTAATTTTTTAATTTTGTTTAAATTATCTAAAAAATCTTGCCAATTGCCACCATATCGAATGTATTCGTATTCCTCTTCTACAGTTTCTACGCTTATAGTCCAATGTACGTTCTTAAATTCACATATACGATCAAACACACGAGTATCTACTTTACTTAAATTTGTGTTAATACGTAAATTCACGTTGGGATTTAATAAATCTAGTAGCTCTAAATTTTCTTTCATGAGCAGTGGTTCGCCACCAGCCATATACACGTGTTTCAACGTTGGTGCGTGTCGTAATACATATTCTTTAAATTTACTACGTTGTTCTTCTGTGGGCACCGACTGCTCTGCTCCAAGTTCTTCTGCCCAACGACTGCTAAATCTTGGGTTGCAATAGGTACAGGCAAAGTTACATAAATTAGTCCACCGTACATCAATGGTGTGTAGCTCGTGATGTCCCATACGATATGTATCCATAGGAGTTTTTTTAAATTCTCGTATGTAAAAAATCCTATCGCTGATAATATCAAAATTCTGTTTACCATTTTCAAGATTATAGCAAGTATGACAGCCAGCGGCCGGTAATCGGTTTGTTATGTTCTGCTGTTTGGTTATATTTACTGGTCCAAGTAATATTTTTTCTATAGAATTATTTTTAATATTACCCAATGAACCAGTGTCCTGATCACTACGAATGCAGTTCTTTACTGTGCCATCAAAATTATACATCAGGCCTATCCAGGGCATGGGGCAAAATGTTGGGTTGGTTAAGATATCTTTGGGAGTCATTGATATTGCGGGCCGAGAGAGATATCAGGTATAACTAGATTATTTTGTTCAGCCAAGTTCAGTATGTTAACCAAATTAGTGGCCCAGTTATTGACATCAGCAGCCGGAGGCACAGTTTTATCTGGACTTGTGGATATATTTCCTGGGCGCACTATGATAAATTTAATTCCAAGATGTTGATATCGTAGTTGTTGCACAGATTGTTCTAGTGTAACTTTTTGTTGGTAATATGCTGTCATATCTATCCCTGGAATGACCGAAACTGGATATTGTGTCATTATAGAACTAATAACAATAATGTGTTTTTTGGTTCCAATCCACCGCTGTACAATTTCAAACAGTAATTCTGTTTGTGCAAATCCTACTTGAGCATTATTAATAAACATATCACAGGTCTCAATTTGGTCGGCAACTTTTGGAATATTACGAATGTTGTAGCCATTGCGTCGACTTAGTCCAACAATCTCGTGCCCTTGAGCGGAATATACCTTTCCAAGTGCTTGCCCAATTCCGGCCGAGTGTCCTGTAATAGCTATTTTCATACTATTCCCCTAAGTTGTTTTTGTTCTTGTATATATCTATCGATGCTAGATTTATCTTTATTATTTACATCCAATACTGCTGGATGTGTTAAATAAGCATACCCATGGTCGATGCCGTGTTCTTGTGCAAATACCTGGATATTTACCAAATCATCTATGTTTAATACGCTTACAGTTGTCCATAAGTTTAATTTTACCGGCATAGACTTATACTTCATTAAATTTTTGTAAAATGTGTCCCAAGCAATCGGCCAACGCACAAACTCAAATACCGACCCAATACCATCACAGCTGGCTGTAACTGTAACCTCAATTCCCTGTTCAACAACATCATGTAATTCTTCTAATACCACATTACAATTGGTATTGAGTCTAAGAGTTTTCAAATTTGGAGGTAGATTTTTTAGTAAATGCTTATAGTTTTTGCTATAACTTGGCTCTCCACCATTTATATCCAAATGTTTAATTCTATCTTGTGGTAGTTCCCAAAAACGATTGGTATTATTGACTATAGGAAACACTCGACCAGACAATGCTCCTATGCGTGTACTGCATTGGGGGGCACAGGTCATGCAGGCAGCATTACATAAGTTATCCAATACTCCACCAACCTGCAGGTAATCACCTGATTCGGTTTGGTCCAATGCCAATGCGTGTATGCGTATGCTGCTAGTATTTTCTTGTTCAACTTCTTTACAACGCTGACATTCAGTAGGCCATTGTCCTTGTTTAAATTGCTCACGAATTGCATATAACCAGTTGCTTGATTCCATTGATTCTAAATTATCAAATTCAGGTGCATGTGTCATATGGCCACAACGACTCACAGTGCCGTTGGGATTAAATCTTACAAAATGATCTAATCTAGGACAGCGCATAAGTTTCGACTTCTTTGAATAACTTCTTTATACAAATCTGGATAACTAATCTGTATATGATCTAATATGTCTTGGAATTGCACAGTTTGTCCTATAAAATATTCAGTTAAAACTTTGTCTAACTGTAAGTAATACCATAATTTACTGTTTGGTTGAAAATAATCAACTAACCATTGTTGTTGTTTTTGTACATTATAAAACAAATTAGTTGTTGACTGTAATTCGTCTATAGGAAGTAAATGTAGTTTTGCTTTAGTGTATCTCTGTAAATTAACTAACCAATGAAACTGTAGAGAAAAGTGTCTATTTAAAAACAAATATTCGTTAATAATTTTTAATGTGGTATCTAGATGGTACTCGCTGTTATGTTTTAAATATGTCTGCACTCCACTTATGTAACGCTCAAATGGATTTCTCACAAATACTTCAATTAAATCTAAGTCTTTGATCTTATTGTTGCCAAGCACAATTACCCCTGGAGTATTTGTCAAACTACTTGAACCGTTTTTAAAAATAGGATAAACATATCGATTTGGAGAAACTTCCAGCACTACACATTCGTCGGGAAAAATTACAGGATCTAGATATGATAGCATAAAGAAAATGTGGGGACCGAAGCCCCCACCGCCTAATCAGGAAAGATTAAGATTTTTGACGATTGCGAATCATGGCCAAGATATCTTCGGCTTTTTGGCTGGCTGGTTTAGCTTCAGGAGCTTGAACCGGAGCTGTAGGAGCCGGAGTTTCATCTTCATCCATGTCAAATGGAACTGCTGGAGCGGCTGTTGGTGTTGCGACTTCTTCTGCTGGCTTTGGAGTTGCATTAGGAGTTTCTAAACCGTATGGCTTGTAGTAAGCACCCCAACGTTCAGCATCATAGGCTTCACCATTGACACTGGCATCAAACATTTCTTTGATCACTTTAAGATCTGTTTCAGTTGGCTTCTTGGGTAAAAAGTCACTTAGGTTAAACAAACCATATTGATCAATTGCTGCTTGTTCGTCGGCTGAGAGTGCAGACTCTTTGCGTGACCATTTGCTTGTTGAATAGTCAGCATAGCCACCTTTTGATGTTTTAACAATCTGGAAGTCTAAGCCACGACCAAAATCTGTTGGCAACTCTTCCATTTCTGGATCCATTAAGGCCGCTTTGATAATGTTAAAGATCTGCGGGCTGATTGTGAATCTACGAATTGGATTGGCCGGAACCTTGTCATCGCTCAATGCATTCTCACGAACAAAACCTTGGAACACATATGATTTTTTCTTCCAATACTTACGACCCATTTCTTCTAGGCTGGGATCTTTGAACCAAGGACGTACTTCTGCCAAGATTGGACAGGCTTCGCCTGGACCATACATTTCCATACAAGGAACCTGTACTACCAATGGTTTTGAATCTGTTTGCCCTTTAACTCCGGCAAATGGTAAACGAATCATTGCTCGTTCAGCCCAAAAGAAACTGTTGTTGGCATTGCCGTCTGGTAAAAATCTTAATCTTGCTGTGGAACCTTCTGCAATGTTCCAGTGTGGATAGATAGCGTTATCGCCACCTGATTGTGAATTGCCGCTGGCGCGGTTTTCGTTTGCTTGTAGTTTTGCGCGGATTTCCGCTAATGTCATAGCCATGATAATTTTCCTTTATAAAAATGTGCCATAATTGTTACTGCTTTGCCATGTTGCACAATACGTAGTATATGCTATTATATTTATACAAGTCAACAAAAAAGGCAGAAATTTCTGCCTTCTGGTGAAACTGTATTTTGATTATATTTTAAGTCCAGCCAAACTGCGTATAAAGTCTAAAGGATCTTCGGATTCCTCATAGGTCATTTTGAGTGAATCGTCGCCCTGTCCACCGTGTGTGTCCGCATATTCGTGGCTGTTTGCGGCCCCCGGGCTGACCTGATGTCGCCAATTGGTCTGTGAATCTCTACCAGTTTGTTGTAGTGTTTGCTCTACTTCGCGGAATACAGCAGGCATTTTGTTCTGCAACCATTCTTTGATCAGGGCTGTGCAGTCTGCATCTGGTCCTTGATCTCTTGCCAGGCGTTCAATGGCTTCATTTAGATCATCGTCACCAATGATCTGATCTATGCGACTTTTGGCGTCAACCCCACCCATTCCAGCCAGCAGTGGAGTTTTTAGTATTTCTTGTAAAGCTCGAACCTTGTTGCTTGTGTCAGGCCTGGCCCAATCAGCTTCAGCTACATAATCGGCCCACTCTTCTAATTCATAGGCCACATTGGGCATGCCGTGTGGTTCTTTCTTTTGTTTTTTATAAGCACGATACACAATAGGCAATGCCTGATCAAATCTGCTGTCATATATTTTTTTGACAAAGCGTTCTTTCAATGCGTCAACATCTACTTCTAGTTCGGCAGGTGCTTCTGGAATATAGTTTTCAAAATAACTACGATAGCCACGTGCTCCACGCATTAGGCGTAGTTTACGTTTTATTTCGTCGTAGTGATGTATAGCGGCCTGAGTCATCTCGGCTGTTTCCGTGTCTTCAAACTGGCGACGCTTTGCACTGCGTACAAAATGTCGCATACAGTTCATTTCTTCAACCAGTTGATTGATATGGTCGGCACGTTCGTCGTTGATCAGGCCACCCTCGGTTATATGATTGGCCATTGCAATAGCGCCACTTAAATTTGTATGTGGTAATAGAAAACGTTCGCCTCTGGCAGTTTCAATAAAAATTTCTTCAATGTGTCTAGTTCGGGCGCCACGCTGTTCTTCGTCAACTAGGCCGTTATGACGTATCATTAATTTGCATTCACCTACATGACCATAACTCATACGGCTGGAGCCAGTGTAATTTATACGGCTTTCGTTCATGGACACTATGTCGTTAGATGTAGATACGTCGTCAGTTTTAGCCTGTTGTTTAATATCTTGTAGATTAAGATTGCTCTTGTTTATGTCTCTTGTGTCAAATGTCAATAGATTGCGTTTTGCAAATTTTCTCATACCACGCAGAAATTTATACCATTCTTTGCGTTGTTCTCGGTCCATGTCGCTGGTAATATTTTGACTGTAATATACTTTTAATCCAGTTTCATCAATGAGGCTTAGAGTAATTTTTCCAAATTCGTCGCCATCCTCGTTGCTGTAGGTAAAATTAAAAAATCTAGCTTTTTCGGGGTCTTGTGTGGCCTTAGCTGATTCGTCGCCAAGATTCACACTATCAAATCGTGTGCGGATTTTGTCAAATAATGCAGAGGCAATTGATTCAATTTCTTTCATAAGTGTATTTATCTTTTATTGTGTTTAAAACGATGCTATAAATGGCATGGGTTCTATAAATTCGTT